GTTTCTTTCATCATCACTGGTATCGCCATAGTACGCTGAAGCGCACTCTTCACCGTACTCTTTTTTGAGTGCTTCGGTGATCGTTTGAATGTCATGACGAAACCGACTCCAAATCAACGCCTTCCCGTTATGTTCTTGCAAACAATCCAGAAGGGCCTGTATTCGATTAGATTCAAAGTAAACAGTATCACCGTCATCTGTTTTAAGATGGCCTGACAAAACCTGTTGGAGCCTCAATAACTGGGTGATTACGGCAGGTGCCGAGACTAAATCTCCCGAGTCCAACATTACCAAGGCCGACTCCTGTATGCTCTTATACATTCGCTCTTGTTCTTTGGTCATTGTAACATACCGAGCGGTGTAAATCTTCTCCGGCAAATCCAAACAATCTTTCTTTAACACGCGAAAAGTAAACTGGTCGATCTTGTCAGTTAACTCTTCGAGGTTTTTATACCCGACGATTTGCTGAAACGAATGGGCACCCATGGTTCTTTTGTTAATTACGGCATATCTGTTTTGGAATGCGTAGTAACTTTCGTAGTTCAAAAGCCCAGGGCGGAGAAACTCGCACTGCGAATAGATATCCATTGGACTTTTTGTGATAGGAGAGCCTGTCAAGAGTCTTTTGTATTTGAACTCCCATGCAATATTTATTAATGCTTTTGTGCGCTTGGCCTTATGGTTCTTAATGGTGGTGCTTTCATCGATTGCTATCAGGCCCTTGGCCCCAAGCGCACGACCCATCCACTCCCCCGCAGTTCGACCTTTAACACTGGAAAAGGCTTCGACATTCATGACAAAGATTGTCAGCCCATCGAACGGCTCTTTTACAGAACGCATCTCTGCCTGTTGCTTTTTGTTTGGTGATGCCACCCATCTAATAATTCGGTAAGCTACGTCATCGGACATATGTTCTGGTATTTCTTTGCTGACCCAGTTTCGATACACCCCCTTTGGTGCGATGATCAGCGCAAAATTAATTTTCTCTGCAAGGTACAAGATCCCGATATTATCGATCAAAACTTTTGATTTACCTGTACCCATTTCCATGAAGTAACCGAACTCATACTTGCCAAGCCCTCGATCAAGAGCTTTCATTTGGTGGTCAAACGGTTTGAATTTGTAGTTATATGTATGGTTTCCAAACACGGACATCAGGTCGCCATGTGTGGCATCCGCTATTTCTTTTAAACTAGGCATTGACACTCCTCATATATCTCCACTATTGTCCACATTACGGACTAATCCGTGTATAGTCAAATCCAAACCTGAAGAGGATATACTTATGGACGATATATTTGACGACATGTTCAAACCAGAGGAAGCCCTGGGGGACATTCACAAAGACAACACAAAACAGTTGTCGCAGCTAGTCAGAGATTTACGTGCTGTAGAGGCGGAGATCGAAGACGCAGAGACACTGCTAAAGTCTCTAAAACGTAATCAGAAAGCACTATCGCATGATCGTATACCTGCCTTGATGGACGAGATGGGTATCGAACGCGTTGATGTAGATGGTGTGACTGTATCGCGTCGTATGATGGTGTCAGCTTCGATACCAGTAGACAGAAAGGATGAGGCACATGCGTGGCTCAGACAAGAAGGACTAGACGATATCATAAAGAATGATGTCACTGTCTCGTTTGGAAAAGGTGAAGACAATATTGCGGGTGATCTAGTAGGTCGCTTGGAGCAAGAGGGGTTCAACACCAGTTCTAAGTCATATGTACATTCATCCACCTTACGCGCGTTTGTAAAAGAACGAGTCACTGAAGGTAAACCAATCGATCTCGACATGTTCGGGGCATACATCGCCAATGCGGCAATCATCAAAAGGAAATAACCATGTCTACAGCAGTAGCTCAAAAGAAAAACACAGCAGTATCTAACGATATCATAGACGACCTGTATGAAATGGCAGGCGAAGGTGCATCATACGATAGCTCGGAGTTAGAGATTCCGTTTATCCGTGTAGCACAAGCTATGTCTCCACAACTTCGCAAAAAAGAAGCTGAGTACATCGCAGGTCTTGAGCAAGGTGATATCTACAACAAACTCACTTCACAGTTTTGGACGGGTGAGACAGGGATAGATGTAATCCCGTGTTATCAAACAACCAAATACATTGAGTTCATTCCTGAAGAACAGGGTGGTGGATATGTAGGGGAGCTAGCTCCAAACGACCCTGCGATCAAAAAAGCGGTGCGAGTAGGGGCAAAGACTACTCTGCCAAACGGCAACGAACTTGTTAACTCTGATCAGCACTTCTGTTTAGTGCTTGGCGAGGAAGGCATGTATCAACCTGCTGTCGTAGATTTTAAATCCACACAGCTAAAAGTTAGTCGTCGGTGGAAATCGATGATTACAATGCAAAGGATCAAGCACCCCAAGCATGGTCTTGTGCAACCTCCCTTGATTGGTACAATCTGGAAATTGCGTACTGTAGAGGAAAGCAACGACCGTGGTACATGGTTTAATTATGCCGTTGAAAAAGTAAAGTCTTTGGCAGAAGATCCAAGCCCCGAAGATCGGGATTTATTGATCGCTGCCAAAACCTTCCGCGAATCTATCGCGAAAGGTGAGGTTAAGGCTGCTAAAGATGATGGTGACTCGGGACAAAAGTCATCAACACAGGACGACGATTCTATCCCGTTCTAAGCAGTCTTGGGGGGGCGGTTTTTCTCCATGTATTTCCCCGCCCCCTTTTAACCCTCACTGGAGCCTAGCATGTCAAACGCCAAACGTATGTTGGCTGCTTTTGTTGGTTCAAAGGCAGCGCACGGTAAAACTAAAGTTGGACGTATCGGACGCAACGGTAAAGCAGATGCTGATAGCCGTATTGTGCACGAGTCGCTAACAGAAGAAAAAATGCAAGGCCACATCGATGGGGACATCGGTATTGGAGCAATCCCAATAAACGAAAACAACCAATGTATTTGGGGCGCACTAGACATAGACGACTATGATCTAGACCATGAGGATCTACATAAAAAGATTACGGAGTTAGAACTTCCGTTATTACATTGTCGATCCAAATCGGGCGGAGCACACCTATATCTTTTCGTAGATGATTTCATCGATGCGGCAATATTACGAGAATACCTTTTAGAGATATCCATTGCGATGGGTTACTCAGGCTGCGAAATCTTTCCAAAGCAGGACAAGATTTTGTCAGAGCGCGGTGACGTAGGAAATTTTATAAACCTGCCTTACCAAAATGCAGAGTTAACGATGCGCTACTGCTACAACGACAACAATGAGGCCATGGAACTTACGGAGTTCTTGGACGCCATAGAAGAAAAACGCGTGAAGATTTCAGACTTAGAGACGTTAAAGTTTTCTGCAAAGCGTGAATACTTCAAGGATGGGCCGCCCTGCTTGGCACATATATTTAGGAATGGACCCGTGAACGAAGAAAGAAACAAAACCTTATTTCAGATTGGTGTATATTGCCGCAAAAAGTTTGGTGATGATTGGGAGCCAGAAGTGGAAACTCAAAACAGGCAAATGTTCACTTCTCCGTTAGAAGCCAAGGAAGTTATTGGGATCCAGAAATCTCTGTCAAAGAAAGACTATAGGTACACTTGTAAACAGGAGCCGTTCAAAAGTTACTGTGATCCAGAGCTATGTGCCATGCGCCAGTATGGTATCGGGGACATGGGTGAGAACATGCCGCAGATTGGAGGACTAACAATCCTGCTGTCAGAACCTCGATTATACTTTATGGACATCAACGGCACTCGCATACACTTGTCCACAGAACAACTGCAAAACCAAATGCTTTGGCAACGAGCATGTATGGAGCAAGCACAGATTATGCCTCCGACAGTTCGACCACAGCAATGGCAGCGGATGGTTTCCAACTTAATGGCAAACGCTACACAGTTAGAGGCGCACCCAGAGCTAACGATTAGCGGTCAGTTCCACGATCTACTGCGCACCTTCTGCACCAGTCGGATTCGTGCCATGGAACCAGAAGAGTTGTTGATGGGTAAGCCTTGGACCGAGAACGGACGTACAATGTTCAAGATCGCAGGTCTTATGGAGTTTTTGCATAACAGAAGATTTACGCATTACACTCCGGCGGAAGTGCAGGAGCAAATAAAAAAACTAAACGATAACAGAGACTGCAATGGACACCATGCAATCACCAAGGAAGATGGTGGGAGAACCACGGTTCGAGTTTGGTGGGTGCCTGAGTATGAAGAGGAGGAAATGAGTTTAGCACCAAAGGAGTACAAAGATGACATCCCATTCTAACCGATTACTACGTGTCGGAGAGGTAGCGGAACTTCTCGGAGTGTCTAAATCCTACGTTTACAAGTTGGCGCACAACTCAACCAGTTTCCCAAAGCCCATCGTTCTCGGACCTGATGATAACCGCCGCAGCTCAAGTCGTTGGGTACTGTCTGAGGTTGAAGACTGGGTAAATACCAGACCAAGAGGAAAACTGATCGAATGATTCACTATCATGGTGGGCCTATCACACCTCGTTCAGAGTTGTTGAAGATGGCGGGTAAACATTTCTGTGTGAGCATGGCAGACGCAAGGGATGCGGATTGGTGCTTAACACACGCCCAATCAGTCATGTGGGACAATGGAGCGTTTACGGCTTTCACAAAAGGAAAAGAAACAAATTGGAGTAAATTTTATGAGTTCGTTGAGCCTCGATTGGGTCATCCTCATTGGGCTGTCATACCTGATGTTATTGATGGCGAAGTAGAAGACAATCTTCGGTTAATTAATGAGTGGCCTCACCCTAAGTCTTTAGCGGCAGTAGTTTGGCATATGCATGAACCCATT